GGATGGTTGTGTCGGCAGTTAACGACTGTGCGTTGGTACGGAACAGACCACCACCCTTGAAGTTGCCCTTGTTCTGATCTGGCGGTGTTACGGACGATGCTGCCACACCCATGTAGATCACGAAGATGTTGCCGGTGCCACTGGACGGTGCTGCCGTAAACGTCAGGGTTGTCCCGTCTGGCACAGTAAACGCATCCACGCTCTCTTGCACGACGCCATCGACAGACACGATGATGTCTTCCTGCGTCACCGCTTGATTCAGGGTGAAAGTCGTAGTCGAGCCATCACCATTGAACTCTTGCGTGGCAGTACGCGCCTGAAACTGTGACGTTATGGGATTGCCAATAAAAGGCATCAGGTGATCTCCATAATGCTCAAAGTCGCATCGATCTTGGCAGCGACACTACAATCAATCTTCAGAACATCCGTGGTCTGCAAGACAACCTTGTTACCAGCCAGCAGTTCTACCGACGATCCCGCCGGGATCGGGATGTCCTTGACCAAGAGCACCGTCTCGTTGGTTTCCGTATCAGATGTATCTGATACAAGCTGTACGTCGGCGGTCACCTGACTGGTGTGTACGTTACAGAGCATCAGACCCAAGACCACGCTGGTCGTGCTGGACGGTACGGTATATAGGGTTAGCGGCGTACCAGCACTCGCTGGCATGGCCGCATTCGTCTTCACTTTGAATGTGTTTGCCATATTCCTATCCTAGTGCGATTGCCAGTGCGGTTGCGTCGTCAGTTGTTGCAGCCCCTATGTCGGACGCTAGTTCTGATGCAGATCTTCCCTCTATCGAAGTTCCGTTAACACGCAAGAAGTCGTCGTCTGCAACTCCAGACGTAAATACTGGTACATTGCCGTTGCTGATGCCTGTGGCCGCAACAGCGGCGGTGCCTAGTCCGAGGGATGTCCGTGCTGTGGCTCCAGTCTCTAACACAAAGTTCGAGCCATCACCCACGATGAAGCCACCATTTGTGACAGCAAGGCCAGCCACGTCTTGTAGCTGTGCATCTAATCTGGCGTTGGGGACGGTTCCACTGCTTAACTGTGAAGCATTGAGAGAGGTCAGGCTTGCGCCACTACCATCTGTAAGCTGCACTGTGCCGGTGGCGTCAGGCAGTGTTATCGTGCGGTCAGCGGTTGGATCAGTAGCGTTGAGAGTAGTTTCGTGAGCGTTGGCAGTGCTGCCCTCAAACTGAATGTGCGGGTTAGAGTGGATGCTACCACTTTGCAGATAAAGACGCCCGTATACATACGTTTGACCGAAAGCGTGCTGCATATGTACAACATCACTTCCACCAACACGAGCGTAGTAGAGAAGGGCCGCATCCTCAGAACCATTTGAGACATCATACTGATCGCCCTTAATATAAGCGTAGTCCTGACGGACCAATGCTGCTCCCGTCATCCGTTGAGATGATGTCTACGCCATCGGCTGTCGTCTCCAGTTTCTTGGAGTTGTCGTGGTAAAGTTCGACTGCGCCATTTACTTTTCCCCTGAAATACTTTTCACCATTTGTAGCCTGTAAAAGTAAGTCCCCATTGGTGTGTGCTTGAAGGACTGTCTGATTGCTACTATTAAGGTTAAGTTTACTTACAGTAAGACCGCCGTCTTGGCTCAGTACAAGGCTTGGATTATCTTCTTCTGTAGCATTATCTGTATCCGCCTCAAGAGTGAGGGTAACGTCACCAGCGCTGCTAAGTGTTACATCCCCTGTAAACGTGCCACCAGCAAGCGGCATAGCCGCTATATCGGACAGGACTTCCGAGGCAGAACGACCTTCGATAGCCGTTCCATCAATCCGTAGAAAATCATTGTCAGCAGCACCGCTTGTGAATGTGGCTACATTACCACTAGATATGCCAGAAGACGGTATGTCTGATGTCAAAGCAACTGTGCCGGTGGCATCTGGCAGAGTAATCGTGCGGTCAGCGGTTGGGTCAGTTAGGGTTAGCGTGGTTTCGTTGGCGTTAGCGGTTGCGCCTTCAAATATTAAATTTACTCCGGCATCAAATTTTACACTCTGATCAGCGAAAACAGTATTTGCATTGCCTTTTAAAGTCATTCTGGCGGCTAGAGAGCCGTTTGATAGTGCCTGAAAAACAAGATTCCCATCTTCAGTGCCGTCAGTGTTATCATTTATTTTTGTAACAATTCTACCGTATGTAACATTTTGTCCAGCGTCATTGTCGCCATTGAATTTTATTGTCCCAATAAAGTCGGAGTCTGCGGGGCTACTGCTATCTCTATTTAAAGTGAGAACCGGACCCTCTGAGGACCCTGCGTCGGTATCTGTCAGTGTGACATCGCCTGTAAACGTGCCGCCAGCCAGTGGCATGGCCGCTATGTCGGACAGGACTTCCGAAGCAGAACGACCTTCGATGGCAGTGCCGTCCACTCGCAAGAAATCGTTGTCGGCTACACCAGATGTAAACTTGGGTACATTTGTGTTCGATATGCCCGTATCCAACACCGCCGCTGTGCCAAGGCCAAGACTTGCTCTCGCAGTAGAGCCAGACTCTGCGACAAAGTTGCTACCATCACCTACGATAAAGTTGCCGTCTGTTACAGCGAGGCCAGCCACATCCTGTAGCTGTGCGTCGAGTCTGGCGTTAGGGACGGTGCCGCTGCCTAATTCAGAAGCGTTCAAGGATGTGAGACTTGCGCCGCTACCGTCAGTAAGCTGCACCGTACCGGTGGCGTCAGGGAAGGTGATCGTTCTGTCGGCTGTTGGGTCAGTAACGGTCAGCGTGGTTTCGTGGGCGTCATCGGTAGCTCCCTCGAATTTTATTGACGCATCTTCAGCTAAAGTGAAAATAGGTGCAGTACTCGACGTAAGGAATTGAAAATTTGAGTCGCCGTCGCTGTTAACAATATCAAAAGATTTAGAAGATACGTTTGCTTTAAGTTGCAGCCTAGTGCTGGAATCATCACCCGACTGTTGAAACTGCCAAGACCTATCTGTGTCAAATTTTAAAAGTATGTCACCGTCACTTCCGCCAGTAACAGTAAGCCCCCCACCTATTGTTGCATCGCCGCTGGCATCAAGAAATACCGCCTTCTCTGCTGGCTGCGTACAGAAGATGGTGCGTGTGCCGGAACTCCAGCTTACAGCGCTGTCAGAGTTACTGGATTGAAGGATTGTGGTACGAGCTAACGTCGTGCCAGATGACGTGTAGGTGCCGATACCGACCTCAAAGTCAGTGCCATCTGTGCAGGCGTAGTATGTCGTGTTGCCGTCGCCAACCGAAGAAAACGCCTCAAAACCAGCAACGGCACCGGCCAAAGTATATGTGCCAGTGCCGGTGGTGCTAGTCGTCTCCTTGACGCGGTCCTTCAGAACCAGTGCCATTT